AAACTAAACTCAAGCACCTTAAATCTTGCCAATGTATCTAAGTCTGGTAATTACACTACACCTACAGACCAAAGATGGAGATTTACCCAATTTGGCGATATGATTATTGCTGCAAATGGATATGACAAACTACAAGGATTTAATGTAGATTCTTCTAGTTTGTTTGCTGACTTGGCTGCTGATGCCCCAACTGCTAGGTATGTAACTATAGTTCGGGATTTTGTAGTAACTGGTAATATCCAATCTAGCTATCCTAATCGAGTTCAATGGTCAGCGCTAAATGATGAGTCATCATGGACTCAAAGCGCTACTACACAAGCAGACTATCAAGATATACCTGATGGCGGCACAGTAGTCGGTGTAACTGGTGGTGAGTTTGGATTAATTTTGATGGACAGAGCAATACACCGAATGTCTTATGTCGGCAGTCCTTTAGTATTTCAGTTTGACAATATTAGTAGAAACTTGGGTTGTTATGAGGCCAACTCTATTATTCAGTATGCTGGCACTACATTCTTTTTAGGTGATGATGGATTCTACTCATGCGATGGGCAAAATATTATGCCTATTGGTAATGAAAAGGTTAATCGCTTCTTCTTTGATAATGTAGATCAAGGTACTTTATACCTTATGTCGGCTGCGGTTGACCCAGCTAAAAAGCTCATTATTTGGGCTTATGCATCTTCAGGCTCTGCAACACCAGATAAACTAATTATCTACAATTATCAGACACAAAAATGGACAAGTGGCACAACCGATGTAAGTAGGATTGCAAGCGCATCAACACCAGCAGTAACCCTTGAGGGTATGGATGTATATGGTAATTTAGATACCATTCTTACTTCCTTTGATAGCCGACTTTGGTTAGGCGGTAAGTTACAGTTAGCTGGTGTGCATGATGCAAAAATTGTTACATTTACCGGTGCAAATGCTACAGCTACATTAGAAACTGGCGATTTAGAAATGTCTGGTTCTACATCTAGTGTAACTATGCTAAAGCCAACTGTAGATAATGGTTCAGCATCGATGGGAATTGCTACCAGAAGGCTGTTAAATGAAACAATTACCTATACATCACAAACTGCGGCAGATGCAGAAAATCGCATCGCTTTAAGAAGCATTGGGCGCTATCATCGTCTACAATTAACACCTACAGGATCATGGACATCTGTTGTAGGGTTTGATATGGATATTAATAAATTAGGTAGTAGATAATGTTTAGGCGATTACCTCCCTTTGGTGGAGATCAGCGAGCTACTGCTGAAGTTATTAATAACATTATGGATGGCAAGACCAACAATACTGGTACTGTATCTTTATCTACTGGCGGTGCAACATCTACTACCCTTACAGATGCAAGAATTGGTATAGATTCAGTTATTACTTTAGTACCATCAAGCATGACATCGGCAGCAGCTTATTTTCCTTATGGCGCATTTCAGGATAGCACTACCCAAACCATAGCAAGCACTACAACTGCTTACTCAATGGGTTTGAATACTACTGATATGGCTTTAGGGGTGTCTTTAGTAAGCGGTTCAAGGATAACAGTAGGCTACTCTGGTTTGTATAACTTGCAATTTAGCGCACAGCTAGAAAATCAAGATAATGCACAGCATAATGTCAGTATTTGGTTTAGTAAGAATGGTACAAATATTGCTAAGTCTAATAGCGAATTTACAGTACCAGCAAGAAAAAGCTCAAGCATTTATGGGAATGTAGTTGCTGCGCTGAATTTTTATACTGAGTTAGCAAAAGATGATTATGTAGAGATTAAATGGTCGGCAACAAGCACCTTAATTGCTATGCCAAATGTAGCAGCACAAACAAGCCCTACAAGGCCAGCAACACCATCAGTTATAGCAACAATTCAGTATTTATCACCAAATTCATTTACTACTAACCTGTTTGCTGGTGCTTATGTAAGCGCACAAACAAGCGGTAGTGCAACTATTACTCATCCAGCAAACACAGTATCAGGTGTAACTTACAAATATATCATAGTAGGATAAAAGGAAAATCATGGCAACAGCTACTACCACATCAAGCTCGACAATTGACCCAACAATACAACCATATTTGGCTCAAGGACTAGAGGCTGCTAGAAACCTATTTATGGGTGGATATAGCCCATCTCTTTATCCTGGTCAAATGTATGTAAGCCCATCGGAAGCTACTATGCTTTCTTTGGAGCAGCAGAAGAATATTGCATTGCAACCAAATGCTAATCTACAAGCTGGTCAGAATGCTTATCAACAATCTTTAGCTGGAATTGGCAATACTGCTGCTGGTGGGTTTTTAAATCAAAACCCCTACCAACAACAGATGATGGAAGCGGCTACTCGGCCATTGCAGCAACAGTTTAGTAACCAAATCTTGCCTGGTGTAGCTAGTCTTTATTCTAAGTCTGGTCGCTATGGTTCAGGTTCTATGGCCAATGCACTAGGTCAGTCAACAGAAGCCTATACAAGAGCATTAGGCGATGTTACAGGCACTATGGCTGGTCAACAGTACCAAGCAGAGCGCCAACTACAACAACAGGCTCAATTAGGTCAGGCTCAGTTAGCAGGACAAGCGCCATCAATGTATGCAGCACAATATCTGCCATCGCAAGCATTAGCTCAGATTGGCCAGCAACAAGAGGCAATTGCCAACCAACCTTTACAAGAGGCTATGCAGCGCTACTCTTATGGCCAACAGTTACCTTATCAACAACTTTCTGGATACCTATCATCTGTCTATGGTTCGCCAATGGCAGGATATGGCACACAAACACAAAGCCAAAATATGCCTACAAATCAAACTGTAGGTATCTTAGGTGGTGCTGGTTTAGGTGGTTTATTAGGTAGCTATGCTGGAAAAATGCTAGGTGATACATTTGGTCAATACACTCCACAAATTGCTACAGGTGGAGGTGCAGTTCTTGGTGGATTGTTAGGAGGCTTGTTTTAAGTTAAATGTTTATTTACCAAGAAGAACAATTAAAAGATTTTGTTTGTGAATTTGATGAGTTGTTAAAAACTCATATGACTGAGGTTAATAAAACTCAGCAATATGGATTTAAATGTAACCCTAATTATGGGGCTTATATTAAACAACAAGAGTCAGGTTTTTTATATGTATTAACTTGTAGAAATGACACAGAATTAATTGGTTATATGGTATTTAGTATTTTCCCTAGTATTCGGTATCCTGATTGTATTATGTCAAGAGAAGAACTCTGCTACATAAAACCAGAGTTTAGAAATAGAGGATTAGGTAAAAAGTTATTTATTGAAACAGAAAAGCTGTTAAAAGAAAAAGGGGCTAATCAGGTTGTTTTTACTACTAAAACTTACAAAGATCATTCTTATATATTAGAAGATTTAGGATATGAGTTTTATGAAAAACACTTTATTAAAAAATTATGAAAGCTAAAAAGATAATATATGGCCGGTGAATATTATAATGGCCCAGTTTCCTGGGATCCGTCAACATGGGGTACTGGCACTTTTACAGGTGGTAGTGGTGATAGCCCCGGTGTCTTTGTATCTTTAGCAGATCAAATTGCTGCTGCTGCAACAGCCCCATCTTGGTTAGCTCCAGAAGATTATGTTGCTAGTGGTTATACTCCAGAAGGTATTAGCACAGCTATTGCACCTAGTAACCCATATGAAAGCTATAGCCAAGCTCCAGCTTTTTTGTCCCCAAATGAATATTTTGCTACTGGATTTTCTCCATCGGGTGAAAATTTATATTTTAAACCAAGCAATAGAGATTTATCTCAACTTTCTACAAACCCAGACCCAAAACAAGCATTCAACTTTGTAGCAAACCCACTTGTAAGTGATGCCAATCCTTTTGGAAAGCCAATTAATAATGCTATTCAAGCCTATTTAGGTAGGCCAGCTAATGCTTTAGAGTTGTCGCAATATTCAACAATTTTAGCTAAGAATCCAGATGATTACAGTTGGGTAGTAAACAATATTCAAAATAGTCCAGAAGCTGCAAAAGCAATTCTACAAAACAAGCAAAATTTAATCATTGATCCAAAAAAAGGTGATATGACTAATATGTGGCTTGGTGCAGACTATGCATTATGGAAGCCATCGGAAGAAAGCGGATTTTCAAAAATAACCAATGCTATTGGTGGTGCTATTCCTTTTGCTGCATTAGCAGCAATGACTGGCGGTGCTGGTGCTGCTGCTGGTTTGGGTGCTATTGGTGCTGGTGCTTTAGCTGGTGGTGTTTCTAATGCCGCTAGAGCCGCAATAGAAGGTGGCAATATTGGTACAAGCGCTTTAACAGGTGCATTGACAGGTGCTTTAGGCGCTGGCGCATTAGATTATTTAAGCGCATCACCTAGTTTACAATTTGGCCCATCTTATGCAGAATTAGGTTATTCGCCACAATTTGGCCCAACTTATTCAGACTTAGGATACACACCACAATTTGGCCCATCTTATGCAGAATTGAGTTACTCACCACCATTAGGCAATCAATCGCTTTCAACTTTTACACAAAATAATATGGTTGGGCCATTTGATCAAATGCAGCCTGGCGATGTTCAAGTATCAAGTATTGATCCTAATAGTTATTTTATTAAAAACCCAAATGGAACATTATCTGCTGTTACTCCAACAGGAACAATACAAGTACCTGTAGGGTCTGAGAATCAAATTCTTGCTCAAGCATCTGAGGTTCTGCCTATTGATTGGACTAAAGGCGATCAATATATAGCCGATGCAAGCGCTCGCGCTGCCGACATTCAAAGGTCAACACAACCTATTCCGCTAGGAACTCCAAATGAACCATATGGTTCAGGAAGATTTTTAGGTATGGATCAACCTAGAGATGTTCTTGGAGCAAATGCTAATGAAGAATTTATGCAGCAAATTGTTGGTCGACCTAATGTAACAATGGAATTTACTACTAAGCCACAACTTACTGATTTTGGAGGTGTAGCAAATACCCCATTAGAACAATTTGGCCCAAGTTATGCAGATTTAGGCTATACACCACAAGTAGGCCCAAGCTATGCCGAGTTAGGGTATTCACCTTCATTATTTCCAAGTTCTGTTTCTGGTTTTAATCCTTTATCTAGCTTAAGTTATTTATTAAATAGTCTTACAGGTGGCCCAGGCACAGGCCCTGGTACTGGGCCTGGTAATGGCCCTGGCGGTGATGGTAATGGTACAGGCCCTGGAACTGGGCCCGGAACTGGCCCAGGCACAGGCCCCGGAACTGGCCCCGGAACTGGCCCTGGAACAACTCCTGGAAAAGTACCAGAGTCTTTACCATTTAAGTTTCCTACTATCCCATTACCACCAACAGTTATCCCACCTGCTGCTGCTACATCATTTTATGCACCAAAAGGGCAAGTAGATTACAGACCTATTATTGATTTATTAGGCCCAAGACAAATTCTCCGCAATCTTTTTTAGGACAAAAAAATGGCTCAAAATCCCTTTGGTGCGCTTAGCAACAATGATTTTATAACTCAACTTCTTGGTACAGCGCCAGACTATTCTGAATCGATTGGTGCTGCTCAACAAAAAAGATTAGTAGATAATGCCCAGCAACAGGCTATGTTGAATGGAGTTATTGCTCTCTTAGGTCTATCTGGCCCACAAATGAAAAAAGTAGGCACAGGACAAGCTCTAGGTGCAGCATTGGGCGCTGGTGTTGGTGGATACAATGAGTCTATGGATCGCACATTAAAACAAGCATTAACAGGTATGCAGTTGCAAGAATATACTGCCAAGCGAGCCAGAGAAGATGCTATGCGAAAAGGTATGGCTAGTGCAATAACAAGCACACCTCAGTTAACACCAATGGCAAGAACACCAGGATCACAACTAGAAATGCTTTCTAGACCTGAGTTTGGTGGAGAGATGGCAGCACCAGAAACTATTGGTGCATTACTATCTAATCCTAATCTTCCACAAACAAAAACAGTAAATCAAGAGCAACTACTTGCATTAATAGCAGAAAATGATCCTGTTAAGTATGCTGAATTAACTGCAAAAGCAGCAAAAGTGCCAGGCAAAGTAGAAGAATTTATGTTTGCAAAAACTCCTGCTGGTGGCAGTTTCCCAGGCACATTTGCACAATTTATTTCTAGCGGCACTCCATCTACAAATATTTCATTAAGCACAGAAAAAGGATATGGTGGCGAGTTAGCTGGTCAATTAGCAAAAGATGATGCTACCTTATATCAAGCTGCAAGAAAAGCCCCACAAGTTCTTGCTAATGTTGAAGCAACAAAACAGTTATTAGATAATAAAAATCTTATTACTGGTGCATTTGCAGATGAGAAACTTAATATTGCTAGGATAGGACAAGCATTAGGTGTAACTGGAAAAAGCACAGATGAAATGGTAGCAAACACACAGACATTGTTTGCAAATAGGGCTGGTGCAGTTCTTGATTCTATTAGGGCATCTGGTTTAGGTGCTGGTCAGGGATTTTCTAATGCAGATAGAGATTATTTAGAAAAAGCTAAATTGGGTGGAATTAAATTTAGCCCAGAGGCACTTAGAAAACAGTTAGCTATTGAGGAAAGTGTTGCTAGAGCATCAGCAAGTGTATGGAATGAGCGATTTGATGCCATCCCAGCTAGTGCCAAAACACCACTTGGATTATCTAAGGTTGAATTGCAATCAAAGCAACCAGCAGCACCGGCTGGAGTAAGAAGATTTAACCCTGTAACTAATAAGGTTGAATAATGATTATTGATATTCCTAAGGTTGGGCAAATTGATTTTCCAGACACCATGTCTGAAAGTGAAATTAATGCGGCTTCTAAGAAGTTATATGATGAAGCAAACATTCCAGAAAAATCAACCTTACAAAGAGTTGGTGAAATAGCAACTAGAGGTGCTGCACAAACAATACCAGGCGCTATGGCTGGTGGTGCTATAGCTGGGCCTCCAGGTGCATTAGTAGGATCAATGGCACTTCCCATAGGAGATGCATTAAATAGTCTTATTAATATGATTTCTGGTGGTGTTAACAAAGTTGCTGGCACTAATATTGGCCAACTGCAAATGCCAAGCCAAGTTGCATCGCAATATTTGACTAGGGCTGGATTAGCAGAGCCACAAAGCACAGGTGAAAGAATGATTGAGGCTGGTGCTGGCGGTATTAGTTCTACATTAGCCCAATTACCAGCGCTTATGAAATTAGGCGCACAAGCAGTAAGCCCAGTTACTAGAGAAGTATCTAAAAGATTAGCAGAAGCACCAGGCACTCAAACTGCCATATCTGCTCCTGCTGCTGCTGTTGGTCAATATGTAGCAGAGGCAACTGGCAGTCCTTTGGCTGGTATGGCTGCTGGTGCTACTACTGGCGGCCTTGCGGGTATTAGAGGCAGAAAAGCAGAATCAGCACCAACTGCTGCCCAATTAAAAGATCAGGCATCTTTAGCTTATAAAAAATCTGCTGAAGCTGGCGCAGTTATTAAACCAGAAAGCCTTGAGGCTGCTGGTAATAGAATAGTTAATAATGTAACCAGTAAAATTATTATTGATCCTGAAGTAGATACCGGTGCAATGGCCATCATTCGCAGACTGCAAAAAACCTTTGATGAGCCACAAACATTAGAGCAACTAGACTTAACTAGACAATTCATAAGAGATGAACAAGCTGGTGGAGGCAGAAATTCTAAGTTTGCTAGAGAATCATTAAAAGGATTTGATGATTATATTGATTCAATTGGTAAAAAAGATATTGTTGCAGGTGATTCTGCTCAAGCAATTGGCTCATTAAAAACTGCTAGGGATTTATGGAAGCGCAGCAATAAAACACAAATTGTAGAAGATTTATTAGAAAGCGCAGAATTGCGGTCTGGCAACTATTCTCAATCAGGAATAGAAAACTCATTAAGACAAAGACTAGTTAAACTTGCCGATTCGGAAGATATGAAATTCTTTACTATTGGTGAGCAAGAAGCAATTAAAGCTGCTGCCAAAGGCGGCAAGGTGCAAAATGTTCTTAAATGGATGGGCAAATTAAGCCCTAGTAGTGTTATTGCTGCTGGCGCTGGCTCATATATTGGCGCAAGTATGTTTGGCCCTGCTGGTGCAGTAATAGCCCCAGCAGTAGGATTTGCATCAAAACAAGCAGCTACTAAAATGCGGTTAAATGCGGTTCAAAATCTACAAGATATGATTGCATTAGGTCGAATGCCAGAGGCAGATGCTAGGGCTAGATTAGTCCCTATAACTGGCCTTAGAGGACTTTTATCTACTGCAAATCAACCAAAATAAGTATAATTAAGGAAAATCATGGCTTATACAAAATACTCACTAACCCCAGCAAATAATACTAATGCACCTCCAGATGGCGCACCAGAGGGAATGCTACCTTCTGCTGTAAATGACACTATGCGCGATATGATGGCGCAGATTAGAGATTGCGGAGATGGTATTAGGGGTGGTACTTATACTATGACTGCTGTAGTTATTACAGGCGGTTCTATTACAGGTATTACCGACCTAGCTGTGGCAGATGGCGGTACAGGTGCTTCTACCCTTACCGGTGTCTTAAAAGGCAATGGTACTTCAGCCTTTACTGCTGCTACTGCTGGTACAGATTATGTAGCCCCAGGCACAGCAACAACATTTACAGCCTTACAGACATTTAATGGTACTTCTGCCCTTGGTGCGCTAAAGACAATCAATATTAATGAGCCTGCCACAGTATCGGCAACAGCTTCTACAGGCACTATTAACTTTGATGTAACTACCCAATCGGTACTGTATTACACAACTAATGCAAGCGGTAACTTTACCCTTAACTTTAGGGCTTCTAGTGGCACATCACTTAATACCTTGATGGCTACTGGTGACTCGATTTGTGTATCTTTCCTATGCACTAATGGTGCAACTGCTTACTATAACTCTGCTGTAACAGTAGATGGAAACTCGGTAACTCCTAAGTACCAAGGTGGTACTGCATGGACTAGCGGTAATGCAAGTTCTATTGATTCATATAATTTTGTAATCTTTAAGACAGGATCAGCCGCATTTACTATTTTAACCTCCCAGACAAAGTTTGCCTAAATGCCTCGCTTATCTAAAATCGGTGCAGCAGCCTTAGCAGCCTTTGGCTTTAGTTCTGGCGCTGCTGGTGTTACTGCTAGTTATCTAGTTGTTGCTGGTGGTGGCGGTGGTGGTCAATTAGATGGAGGAGGTGGTGGTGCTGGCGGTTATCAGACAGGTACTACATCTTTAGCTTTAGCTAATTCTTATACAGTCACAGTTGGTGCTGGAGGAACAGGAGCGCCAAGCAATTCTGTTGATGCAACTAATGGTAGTAATTCTTCTTTTGGCACTTTAACTGCTTCTGTTGGTGGTGGTTTTGGTGGTGGAAATAATACTGCTGGTGGGTATGGTGGAACTAGATTTAGAGGCGCACCTGGTGGTAGCGGTGGAGGCGGTGGTCCTAGTAATAATATAACTGTTGCAGTTGGGACTAGTGGTCAAGGAAATAATGGTGGTATTGCTACTGGTACTGCCGATTCAGGTGGTGGCGGTGGAGGCGCTGGGGCTGTAGGAAGTAATGGTGTAAATGCTATTGCTGGCGCTGGTGGCAATGGAACTGCATCTTCTATTTCAGGAACATCAGTAACTTATGCTGGCGGTGGTGGTGCAGGTAGTTCTGGCTCTACAGCAGGGGCAGGAGGTACTGGAGGCGGTGGTTCAGGAACAAATAATTCTTCAACTGGCGGTGCTGGTAGTGCGAATTTGGGCGGTGGCGGAGGTGGTGGCGGTTATAGTGGTTCTGGAGGTGCTGGAGGCGCTGGCGGTTCAGGCATTGTAATTATCAGCTACACAGGCGCACAACAATTTGGTGGCGGTGTAATTACAACAAGCGGTGGTTCGACTATCCACACATTCACTACAAGTGGTGTTCTTAGTCCTATTAGTTCTTTATCTGCAAGCTATTTAATAGTAGGTGGTGGTGGTGCTGGTGGATATAACGGAGGCGGTGGTGGTGCTGGTGGTTATCAAACTTCTTCAGTTACCATTGATACAAATTCAACCTACACAGTTACTGTAGGTGCTGGTGGTACTGGAAGCAACACTAGAAGTATAACTGGTGGCGCTGGTGGAAATTCAACATTTAGCGCTTTTGCTACTGCTTCTGTAGGTGGCGGTGGTGGTTCTGGAGATACTGTTACTGGTGGAGCAGGAGCATCAGGTGGTTCTGGTGGCGGTGGCGCAAATGAAACTGGTTCAGGCGGTGCTGGAACTTCAGGTCAAGGATTTGCTGGTGGTAATGCTTCTGGGACAGGAACTTATCAAACTGGCGGTGGTGGTGGCGCTGGGGCAGTTGGCGCAAATGCTGGATTACTTACAGGCGGTAATGGTGGAGCAGGAACAGCTTCTTCAATCACAGGTTCTTCAGTTACCTATGCTGGAGGTGGTGGAGGTTATTGCGATAATACTGGAACTGCTGGCTCTGGCGGTGCTGGTGGCGGTGGTAATGGTGGCAAAGGAAACATATCAAATGGAACTGCTGGTACAACCAACACAGGCGGTGGCGGAGGAGGTTCTGGTGGTGGTGGTAATGGACAAAATGGCGGTAGCGGCATAGTAATCATTTCATACTCTGGTAGCCAACAATTCTCAGGTGGCACAGTAACTACAAGCGGTGGAAATACTATACATTCATTCACTAGTAGTGGAAGTTTAGTTCCTGTTATTCAATATTTAGTAGTTGCTGGCGGCGGTGCTGGTGGTTCAGGCACTATTAATGATAGTGGTGAAGGTGGCGGTGGCGCTGGTGGTTATTTAACAGGATATTTAGGACTTACTGCTGGCGCTCAATACACTATTACTGTAGGCGCTGGTGGCTCTGCTGTTACAGACACTAGAGGTGCAACTGGTTCAAATTCTGTAATAAGTGGAACTGGAATTACTACTGTTACTGCTAATGGCGGTGGTGGTGGCGGTGGCACTAATGTTCCAACTGGCGCTAATGGTGGTTCAGGCGGTGGTGGTCGAGGAGGTAGCGCTTTAAATGCTGGTGGAGTAGGCTCACAAGGAAGCAATGGTGGTAGTGGCGCTGGAGCACCGAATGAAGGTGGTGGAGGTGGTGGAGGTGCTACTGCAGTAGGCTCTAATGGAACAACACTTGTTGGTGGTGCTGGAGGAGCAGGTACTGCAAACTCGATAACAGGTTCAAGTGTTACTTATGCAGGAGGAGGTGGCGGTGGAGTTTTTAGCGCTTCTGGTGCTGGTTCTGGTGGTTCAGGCGGTGGTGGAGCAGGTGGCGCTAATGCTGCAGGAACAGCAGGTACTGCAAATTTGGGCGGTGGAGGTGGTGGCGCTGGAACAATATCTTCTGCTTATGCTGGAGGCGCAGGAGGTTCAGGAGTGGTTATTTTATCAGTCCCAACTGCTCGATATACAGGCACTACTACTGGTTCACCTACAGTCACAACTAGCGGTACAAATACAATCTTAAAATACACAGCATCAGGTACATACACAGCTTAAAGGAGCAAAAATGTCGCATTTCGCAAAAGTAGAAAATGGAGTAGTAACCCAAGTCATTGTTGCTGAACAAGACTTTATTGATACAGGTGTATTAGGTCATGGTTGGGTTCAGACTTCTTATAACACTAGAGGCGGTGTTCACTATGGTATTGATGGTCAACCTGATGGCAAAGAAGCTCTAAATAAAAACTATGCTGGCATTGGCTACACTTATGATGGCACAGGCTTTGCTGCACCTAGTCCTTTTCCTAGCTGGACATTAAACTCTGAAAGCTATATTTGGGAAGCACCAACACCAAAGCCAGAAGGCTTATATGATTGGGATGAAGCTACCCTTTCTTGGAAAGAGTCTGAGGTTGCATAATGGCTGAAGAATTTTTAGACCCATATAAATATGGCAAACTAGTGGCTCAGTTTGAAGCAATGGAAAAGAAGATAGATACTATGGAAGTAGATATTAAGATGCTTCTTGGAATGGCAGAGCGCTCTAAAGGTTCACTTTGGGCGCTTATGGGTGTAGCTTCTGTTGCCGGTGGTGTAATTGCATGGATTACAGGCTTCCTATTCCATAAAGCATGAAACTCTATCCTAACTGGAAAGACATATTGCGAAAAGCATGGTCGATTCGGTTTATGGTTATTGCTGCAATACTATCTGGAATTGAAATTGTCTTACCGATCTTTGGCGATCAAATACCTAAGAATCTGTTTGCTATTCTTTCTTTCTTTTTTGTGGCTGCTGCTTTTATTTCTCGGATTGTGGCTCAGCGAGATGTTTAAGCGCAATGAAATAGCCGCTATATCTTTATCTGCAACTGCCCTAGTTGCTATAGCCTTGCATGAAGGATATAAAGATATGGCTTATATTCCAACCCCAGGCGATGTACCGACCATTGGGTTTGGTACTACTGGTGGGGTAAAATTAGGCGATAAGACTACCCCTACCCAAGCCCTATCTAGAGCAATGGTAGACATTCAAAAATTTGAGGGTGCTGTTAAAAGCTGTGTGCAAGTACCCCTAACTCAAGGCGAATATGATGCTTACATTTCTCTTTCTTACAATATTGGTAGTTCTGCTTTTTGTAATAGCACTCTGGTTAAAAGACTCAACCAAAGTGAATATGCCCTTGCCTGCCAAGAAATTCTTAAATGGAATCGATTCCAAGGTAAAGAATTGGCTGGGCTAACCAAGCGCAGGCAAGAAGAATACCTAAAATGCTCGATCTCTTAATTTCCCCATTTGCTAGGATTATTGGCATAATTGCCCTTGTAGGCGCTTTGTTTGGATTTGGCTACTATCGGGGCTACTCGGCTGAAAAAGAGCGCTATGAGGCATTTAAAGCCCTTGTAGCAGCACAGGCACAGACTCAAGAGATCATTAACCAGAATACCAAGAAAAAACAAGAAATAATCGCAGAAAGTGTAAAAAATGAATATCAAGCTAAACTTGCTGCTGTCCGCTCTTATTATGGTGGGCTGCGCTCATCCAGTACCAACAATCTGCCCAGCTTATCCAACCCCACCAAAGATTCTGTTACAGCCACCTCCGACCCTGTTTTTGTTGGACAATGCGCTGAAACCACAGTAATGCTTGTTTCTCTACAAGATTGGGCTAAAGCTGTAAGCACCGATAAGTAACTCCATCAGGCCATTGCTGGTCTACTGAGTTTTTATACAGTTCAATTATCTTTTCTGGATACACCATCTGAGGCGCACAAAAGTCAAAGCAAAAAGCATAGACCAATGGCACTTCTTTGCTAGAAAAATTCTCTAGCATTAGCGGTATTAAATCAATCTCTTTTTTCTTAAAGTTTGGCGAACTTTTTACCTGCACTAGCAATGCTCCATGTGGTGTATTTACAAAGTAGTCTGGGATGTTTCGCAGCAATGGGTTAATTAAAAAAAACTTGGGTATATATCCATTTTTTGAATCAAACCCTATCCGCACAAACTCATACCCTTTTTCCTTGCAGTATCGCTCAAACAACATCTCACCTTTGTTATCTACTGTTAGCCTTTCGGCATAGGTGTTATTACCATTCATTGCCAGCCTAATCGGTAGGGGGCTGGCGCTCCTGTGTGAAGGATGTAGCCGATCTCTGGGGTTCTCATGGCGCTCTGTCAGATTCCTTTTGAGCTTTAAGAAAGGGTTTACTTTTTTCTATTGTCTTTAGTTCATCTAAGAACCATTCTTCAATAGTATTTATTTCTATACCCATCCTCAAGCACTCAATGACAAATGCTGTTAGTTTGTCCTTCATTACATACAACTCACAACCGACCCACAGATAGTGCAAACCCGCATCTTTCCATCAACAATAATGGTCTGGGTTTGGCAAGCATAAGCTGTAGTAGCTAATGTTAGTAATACTAGTGCGATTAATTTTTTCATTTTGTTTTCCTTAGAATGGGATGTCATCAATAATCTTAGGCATTTCATCTTCACCTTTTGCCTTAAAATTGCTTGCTTCTTTTACCTTACCTATTTGGCCAGAAAAAAACTTCCCATTCTTGCCATCTTTTAGCCAGGCACTTAGCCAATGCTCTCTGCCATCGACCATAATTGACCCTGTGTAATCTGGGTGCTTTTCTGTTTCCTTGCGAGTATTTTTAAACAAACTAAATTGCCCATCTTTCATTTCATAAGCCATTATTTTCTCTCTTTCAATTGGTTAACCATACCTTCAACTTCTGTTAAAAATTCTACTACTTCTACTTCCATTGTGCCTATATATTTATCATCTCTTGGCACTCTTACAACAAACAACTGTAAATCCTCTGGCAGCCTTGGATCAAAAGATACAAAGTCGCACCACTTTCTACCAGTAACTGCCATCTGGCATTGCATCTGGCTTATATACTTTGCTGGTGCTTTGTTATCGGTTAGATACTCTATATGGGTAGCTGAGTTAGGACACTTGATCTCAATCATGCCATCATGCGCTAGGCCATCTGGGCTACAGCCAAACATCGCTATAGTTGGATGCTCAATAAACCCAACTTGCTCAACCAGCACATCTTTTGCTATCTCATAGGCTATTCTTGCCATTGGCTCTGTGGCAGTACCCCACTCCATTGCAGCATTGGTAAAAGACTCGCTAGGCAGCCCAGTTAGCCTTTGGACTACCAACTCAGCCCTATAGTTCTTTCTGCTGGCTGATTCTCCGGTTTTAATCTTGGCCATAACATCTGAAACCCGACTAGCAGTTACCTTGCCTAGCCTAAGTTGATGCCATTCTGGTGTCCCTTGCTCAATCATAGTGGTTTCGCCTTTAATATCTCTTTGGTCTGCTCAATATACTGGGTAGCTGCATCTAAAGCCTTTATTGCAGCCTCTTGATCTCTTAATAAACAAAACTTGTAAAACATATTAATTGCTAACTTAATATCTAAATAACTTTCTGCATAATCATCTGTTTTCATTTTTTCTTTGTGCTATTAGTTGAGTTTTTCCTAGCTTCCATAGGGAAGCACCTTTCTTGTCCTACCATCTTTTCCATAAAACTTATTGTGCAATCATCGCAAACAGTAACAATTTCTTGTGCCTGGCGCTGCTGAAACTTCCATTGCACATAGCTTTCTGAATCAAAACAAACTGGAAACCATTCATTCTTTATCATCATCTGCTAGTGGTTCTGGATCATCTGTCCTAATAAATTGAGCATCTACACCATCTTCTATCCATTGCCTTTGGTAAGACTCAGCCAAGGCATCGATGGCAGCATTCCAACCCAGCACAAAGTATTCCTGCGGATGATATACAGGCTTATCTAGCTTATTAAATGCTTCTAAACAATGTTTATTTATCATTTCAAGATTTCCTCTGCCCAAGTCCTAGCCAAACTCCATGCTTCAGCCAATAAAGCAAATGGCAGCAATAGGCACACAATCAACTCTAGGATTGCTTTCGCAATTTTTTCCATTCGATCACCTTTTCTTGTTTAGCTTCTGGCTCTAAGTCATCTATAGTCTTAGATATGGTGGCCTTAAAATCTCGCCATTTTTTCTGATACTTTGCCTGCTCGCTTGCTGGCACATAGTTATACAACTTAGACCACCGCAATGTTATATCGGTGCTGGCTGGTGTGTAAATATAATCTTTATCCATTTTTTTTTCCTTTGTATATTTGAGTTGATGCTCTTTCTAAACAAGTCCCACACTTCCATCTTCTTACATTGTTGGCAGTTGTTACCAACTTAAAACTTTCTTTAGGCTTTTCAACCTGACAAGAACTACACCACTTCTTCTCCATCCCAACCTTCCCTTAAAAATCCATATTCCGAAACATCCGCTACTGGTCTGAGCTTTAAACACACATCGCATTGGTCGATCCATATTCTGTGACTCTCTGTATTTTTTAGATGGTGTATACCCCACTTTTCTCCGCAGGATATACACACATTTTCTGGTTGCTCATCGGCTAGGTGCATTTGAGCTTCATTTCCTCATACACCTTTATAATTTGTTCTTGCATCCCTTTGTTGCTATTGAATTTGGTATAAGCATCAGCATATACAATCTTTAGGCTGGCAATGGTTTTGCTCGCCCTCATTTTGTCTACAATGGCATCGATGTCCACTTCTTGATCAACAGTTAATTTTCCTGATGCTGCATTGCCATCATCATCTGCCTGAACAATGCCCAAGAAAGCCGCTAAAGCACCTCTCCGCATATAGGTAACAGCAGCTAGGCAGCCATGGGCATCTTGCTTTGCTACCGGTATAGACATCTCTTGCTCAATCCATTCTCCAGAGCTATGCACAAGTCTAGTAATCAGCCACATTCTGCCCTCAAAATAATTGCCAGGCATCTGTATTACTGCAAGGCCATTCTTAGCCAATGCATCTCGACAAGAATCCCACACCGACTCTAGGTCAGCATACTTGCTTTTAAAGAATGGATTAGCAGAGTCTTTTACTGCAAATGTTAGTTGACCCTGAAGTTTTGAAAGCGCAGTTGCTAACTCTTTAATGCTTTCGCTTGATGCCATATTATTTCCCCTTAAAATTCATTAGTGCGATACAACTCGGACTCGGCAAAACCTTCTTGATACTCATAACTCATGTTATAGAGCTTGCGACCAAGGTTTGCCCAATCTCGCTTTTCAACTAAGTCTTGAATAATCTCAGCATTTGCTGGAGATGCATTTTGAATAGCCTCTCCCATCTTGAAAGAATCTGCTGGATCATATTCTTTAGTTCGCAGCATCTGAAACACTTTGTGATCAAAGCGCTCTTTTGCTGCTACTTCATCATGCGAATAGTTGTTATTCATAGTGTATATACTCCAATCCGCAGGCCATAAGTAACAACTACAATTAGCGCAATCAGCGCACCAAAACAACCTCCTAGTAAAATTTCTTTCATTTTTTAACCCTTCACAGTTAATAAGCAAGATTGCTTAAACACAAATATATAGCAAAAATGTAGAGATTTAAACATTTATTTTCTAAGTAGTTTCCCTAGTATGGTTTTGGCCTTTATCTACAAGGTTTGATGTAGAATTATTGATTTGGGAGGCATTATGGATAATGTTGCAAATACACAACAAAGCGCTTTTGATCGATTAATTGAGGTATTTGGCACAATTAAGGGTATCTGCGCTGCCATTGGGGTTAAGTATGTAACCTGCTATGCCTGGAAGATGAGAAATGGAATTCCTGCCAAATGGCACAAAGCCATCATAGAGGCATCCAATGGCAAGCTAACAGAATCAGACCTTGCCTAGCTTAAATCAGCGCACAATCGCGCTATTCGAGTCTAAAGGCTATAAGTGCGATGTAGTAGAGTCTTACAATGCTTTTACCAAGCGGAAAAAGGACTTGTTTGGCATATTTGACATTTTAGCTATTGGGAATGGGGAAACAATAGGCATTCAACTCACCAGCAAAAGCAATATGTCAGCTAGAAAAAAGAAGATAGAGGATAGCGATTTGCTGCCAGAAATCCTAAGAAGCCATTGGCGCATTATTATT